AATGTGCCTTTATGTAAAGACTCAGCGACGTTATTCTTTTTAAATTTAGCAAAAGGTGATAAAGTATATTGATTGTAATCTTCATATTTTTTTTCTAGTTTTTTGAGATACTCTAATTCGTATCCGCGTTGCCAATCTTTCATTTTTTTGCCCTTTTAACTTTACGCTGAAGAATCATGCGCTTACGTTTTGATTGTTCTACTTCAAACGATGATGCAACTTGTGTAAATAATTTACCGTCAAGATGATCGTATTCATGCAGTGCAATTCTTGCACTCATACCAATAAATGTAGATGTATCAATAATGTTTTCCCATGTTTGATAGCGCACACGAATTGAATCTGGTCGTTTTACATTTAAAAATAATAAAGGAAAACTCAAACATCCTTCTTTCATTGACAGAATAGTTGATGAATGAAACACAATACGAGGATTAAACAATACAATTGGATCTTTGTCATTACGCATTGCGAAAACACGATATGGATATCCAACTTGTACCGCAGACAATCCAAGTCCATCATAGCGAGCCATTGTATTATATAGGCTTTCTGCAAACTCTTTTGGATCAAAAGGCGGGTTTAAAAAATTAAATTCCATTGATGGTTTAAATAGCATTGAAGAATTTTCTGGAATTAATTTCATATCAATCATTTTATAATCCTTGAAAAATTATTTATTTTTTCAAATCGAATTACATTTCTAAATTTATCTTGTAATACATCACCTTTATGACTAATTACAAAAAGATTTGTATTCTCAAGCATGGCAAGAATTCTCATCAAGTCTTCTGTACCATTGGCATCAAGCGATGAATCGAAAATTTCATCCAATATTAAAATGTTTGTGTTGGTAGAATTTTTTAGTTTTGCCACTGCACGCCATGTTAACATTAATGCCATATCAATGCGTTGCTTTTCACCTTCAGAAAATGATGCATAACTAAAATCATCACGATGGCGAGACTTAATTGTTTCTTTAAATGATTCATCAAGATTAAAATTCACAAAAAAATCCAATGTGGTTAAATATTTATTGACAAGTTTGTTAATAACAGGTAGATATTGTTTTACAATCTTTGTTTTAATGCCTGTATCTTTCAACATTAATGCAGCTGTATTATAATAATTTAATTCATCAATAAACGTGTTTATATAATTTTTTAAGTTGTTTAGCTGTTCTTTTATGAGTGTTAATTCTTGTTCATCTTTGTCAGATACCAATGATGCATTACGAATGTCTTCAATTTGTTTGTTTAGTTTAGCAATTTGTTTATTCATTTCAGTAATTGATGAATTATCAGATGCAATCTTTACTTGTAACGTATTAATCTTTTTTTGTGTTTCTGCAATCTTGTCTAACTTACTTTGTTCTGTGTTAAGTTTTATTAAGAGTTGTTCAAGTGCGGTGTTGTATTCTTCAGCCTTAATGGTAAGACTGCTAAGTTGCGTTTCTTTAAACTTCAAAGCAATGGCTTGCCTGCAGGTTGGGCAATTGTCATTGTGTTCAAAAAAATGAATATCTTTTTGAAACTTGAATACATTACTTTCAATTTGCGATTCAAGCTTTGAAAATTTCTTGATCTTATTTTCAATTTCATTTTTATTTTCCACAACGGCATTGAGGGTTTCAATTTGTTTAGTGATAATAGATATTTCTTCAAGAAAGGTTTGTATAGCACTTTGATTACTTTGTATTTCTTCAATATATTCTGCGATTCTATCTTCGTTGTTGCGTTTCAGTTCATCTACATATTCTTTTTTTAAATTATACTTCTGTTCAAGTAAACCAAGCTCATGTTTCTTTTCTGATATATTTTCTTTTGCAATTTGCACTTTATCTTTTACAATGCTATTCATGCGTGAAAAAATTTGAATATCTAACAAATCTTCAATAATTGATCTACGGTCTGAAGCAGACAGTTGCATAAACGGTGTAAATGATGCACTACCAAGAATTACAATCTGTGTGAATGATTTGTAGTTTAGCTTAAGAATGAACTTTTCAAGATACTCTTGATAGTCTTTAATTGATGCATCTTGCGATAGCAAATTATCATTACAATAAATTTCAAACAAATTAGGTTTAATGCCACGTATTATTTTGTATGATTTGCTGCCAATGTCTAATTCTACTTCAATTACAGTATCTTTTGCATTAATTGAATTTACAAGTTGTAGTTTGTTAATGTTGCGAAACGGCTTGCCAAAAAGACAAAAGCATAACGCATCAAGCATGGTTGATTTGCCTGATCCGTTTGTACCAACAATGAGTGTTGCTGACTCACTGTTTAAATTTAGTTCAGTAAAAAAGTTGCCTGTACTTAGTAAATTTTTCCAACGAAGTTTCCGAAATAAAATCATTCAATAATTTCCGATGACAATGCTTCAAGATATAGTTCACGCATAACTGTCTTTAGTTTCTGCGGTTCAACTTGAATTGTTTGCTGATCAATATAATTTGACAAAATTGTAAGTGTATCTTGTGCTTGATCAACGGTATCTTCTTCATTATTTACCATTTCATTTAAGTCTTCTACAATAGTTACGTCAATAGGATTCATTTTATAAATTTCATCCATGAATGAATCAAACTTTTGTGGGTTTGTTTTTTGCACTACGACTACTTTTATATATTTGTTTGTCGTAGTGAAAAAATCTTCTGACATTTCTTTTGTGTCATCATATATTAACTTGTAGAATATACGATGCGGGTTCGGCACAAACTTGTACACTTTGCTATGTGTATCAAACACACCAAAGCCTTTTTGATCTTTGTAATCTGACCAAAACATTTCATATGGTGTGCCAATATACACAATTTTACCATCTGCTGATGCAGAACGCGAATGATAGTGCCCACTATAAACTTGATCATAATTTTTTAAAAATGTATCTTCATAACCTTCGTGACTTATTTGTCCGCGTTGCATAAAGTAACCAACAAGTTCAAAATGACCAATACAATATGGTGATGTACTTTTTAAAATAAACTCGCAAATCTCTTTTTCGTTTTCACTACACATCCACGGAATTATGTCAAACACGGCACCATCTAATTCAAGTGTGCCGTGCTTTGTCCATAGTGTGATGTTATCGTAGTCACGCAAAAGCAAGTCTGGAGAATTAATCTCTAAACTGTTGCGCCAGAAAATATCATGATTACCGATTAATGTATGAAGTTGAATTTTTTTCTTTTGACACTCATCAAAAAAATATCGTCTGCTTTCCGCTAAAGACAAAAAGTTGATATACTTTCTACGATCAAACAAATCACCAAGTTGAAGAATAGTATTAATGCCATGTTCTTCTAGATATGGAAAGAAAACCTCGCTATAAAACTTCTCATAGTATTCATGAAAGTGTCGTGCATCATTTCTTACGCCAAAGTGTGTATCTCCAAGTAGGGCAATTTTCATTTTTTATTGTTACTTCTCCAAAAATGATTACTTTTTTCGTTTTCATAAATTACTCGATTAATTATATCACGAATGGTTTTCAAATGCAAGAGAGAAGTTTCACGCAAATCATATGGTGATTTTTTATTTTGTGCAATTTTAATCCACTGTTCAAGTTGTACGGGAATTGGAGTTTGCATTTTTTACCTCTTTCATTTTTTTCTAGCATTTATTTTTTTACGCTTAGCGCTTTCAAAAGTTTCAATAAAATCACGAATAAAACATTCACTATAAGTTTCATGCATCATACCTTGCATATACGAAGCAACAATATCTTCTCCGGTGTTTTCAATTAATGCATTCGTAATTTCATTTTCCATACTTTTATATTTAATGTACATGTGTTTTTTTTCTTTTTGAATTCTTCGCAAAAAAGCATAATAAATGATTTGTGTAAAATATGCAAATGGATTCTTTGATTTTTCCGAATCAAAGTTATCAATATAGAGCAGACAATTTTCTACACCATCGGAAATCATATCTTCTTTAAAGGTATAGTTCGCAAAATTTGGTTTTCTTGCTAAATGTGTGGCAATTTTAAAAAAACAAGAACCAATGTAGTCTGGGATTTTTGGTCGTTCCATTTTATTTTTTGCCGCAATTTTTACAGAATTTTTGTACAAAATCATTTGCTGAAGAAATTGTTCATTGTTTACATAATGATTTTTCATATTTACCTTTCATTCTATTGACAATCTATTGACAAACATGTAAAATTACAGTGTTGCCTTTCAATGCATAGTACTAAGCTTAATTTTTCTAAGTAAGTCTTGCATTATATCATTTGATTCTATGATTTCATCACTTTGTTCTTTCTCAGGTTTATCTGTTTGTTCTAGTACTTCATGATAATTTTTTATCATCATTTGATTTGGTTCCGCACACGCTACAATTGAATTTTTGTATACTCGTATTGGTAATGCATAATCAATTGTAGGATCCCAATTTGTAATTGACATATTCATTTGAGATAATTCAGGACGAATCATAATGAGAATTTTTAATGGTTTATTTACGTCAATATATGAAACAGTCTCTTTGATAATATTACCGATGATTGTCTCTCCGTTTGAGAGTTTTAGCACTTTGCAAATTGTTATATTGGGCGGTATACTTCGTTCTTCTTGCATAGTCAGCCTTTTAGATTAATTGAGTATATTTTATATTCAAATTTTTCTTCATTGTATATTTTTATTCTTTCTATAAAATGATTGAGGGCGAAATTCTTTCTACTCTTATAAGTTAAATCGTCTGCTATATCAAATAGTGTTGCATTTTCCTTGTTTTCAGCAAGTCTGAGTACACGTCCTATTGACTGTAATGTACGAATTTTGCTTTTGCTGGGAGATGCAAAAACAATGTTGTGTAAATTCTTTATATTTATACCCGTCGAGAATGTTCCGTATGATGCAACAATGATAGCATTTGATTCTTTTTCAGTAATTTCTCTGACAGTTTCGCGTTCTTCTGCTTCTACTGTACCATGTACATAAAAAACTTTTCTATTTTCCACTTTATCAGCAATCATGCGATAAAGCACATTACCATGTTTATGTACAAATTGAAACAATACAAGTGTATTACCTTTTAAAGAAATAGTCAAGTTTATAATAAATTTGTTCCGCATTTCGGACGAAATAAGATAGTTTATTTCTTCTTGATATTTTGCTTTTTTATTTGCTTCACATGAAACTTTATTGTGTTTAAGTATTAAAGCTTTGATTTTAAAGTCTGCAAGTTTTTTTGTATCAATTAATTCTTTGGTTGTTGTTACATTTTTTACTCGACCAAATAATCCTTCAAGTACCAATCGATGTGTTTGTGTACCATCAAGTGTACCTGTCAATCCAAAGCGATAACCGCATTCGGTAAGATTTGTCATAATCTTGGTAAGTGATTGCGCTTTAAATAGATGTGCTTCATCACCAATGACTAAATCAAATTGTGCAAACCACTCTTTTGGCATTTTATAGATACTCTGCCAAGTTGATACAATGATTGGTTTATTTGATACTTTATCTGCACCGAAGGTAATTTTATGTATGTACGTTTCGCTATCAAATCCATAATCTTTAAAGTCTTTAAACATTTGCGATACAAGTGAAATAGTAGGCACAATGATAAGTGTTTTACCTTTGAGGTATCTCGTAATGAGATATATAATGAGAGATTTGCCCGATGCGGTTGGAGAAACTAAAAGCCCCCTTCTATTTCGAATTGCATAGATAAATGCTTTTTTTTGATAGTTTCTTATTTCATATGGTAGTTCAAATTTAGCAATAAACTCATCTGCTTCATTCTCTGAAAATTCATCTGCAAGATCAACTGATGCATCATACTTTATGGTGTAGCCACGTTCATGACAAAAAATTTCTATATACGGTAACAAACCATAATAAATGTTATTGTTTTGTATATTAAACAGGCGAATCTTTCCGTCCCAGATTTTATTTCTAAATGCAGGCATAAATTTATATCCGGGGACATAGAATGTGAAGTATTCGCTAAGCTCCATTGCTTCGCCATGTTCACAATGTATCTTAGCATATACTTCGTTTATTTTAGAGATTGTAATTGAATTATATGACACCTTGAGTAAACTTCCTCCAATCAATTGCATTTTTTATTTGAAAGTTTCTTTGATTGAGATTCTTGATCACCTCTTCAAGAAAATCTAGTTTTTCTTTTTGCATAATAATTCTCATATTCTTTTCAATGATTTGCTTATCAGAATCAATGTATATATCAATTTCATTTTTCATTAGACGTTTTGTAAAAGGTTCCCAACCAAGTTGTTGAAGTTCCTCTTCGGATATACGCCCATTATAATATTCATATTTTTGCAAAAACAATTCTTTAGATTGAAATTCTAAACCTTTGAGTTTGCGTCTTTCTTCAAAATAAATTTTAAGATACTTACTATGCAATTCAGGAATTTTGAGCGAAGCAATGGCCAACTCTGTAGAATCTATTGGCGAATCTTTTCTCCACTCTTCCATTAATTGATTTAAAGTCATTACTTTTCTCTATATAAATTCAATTAAACATTATAATATCACAAAAAAAAATAAATGTCAAATAGATGTTACGTTGTAATGACTGTATAAAAAAGAAATTGTTGAGGTAAGAAACTCTTGTCCTTCTGTGCTAGATAATGTCACACCACTAAGACTATTGGGAAACATATCATAAAAAATGAACTTTATGCGAGGATTGTTTGCGTTTGATTTAATGAGTAATGACGCATCAGATGTAATGCTATTGCGTCTGCCCGGTATTTGAGTAAGATTACCAATTTTATTTTTTGATTCTGGATTACCTAAATTATACATCCATTCATATATTTCGCGCCATGATTTCATTTCTTCATCCATAATGAAAGTAAGTTGTAATTCTGTATATTGTAAAGTATTATTAGGAATTGGTAAATTTACAAATGGTGTTGAAACCAATGTACCACTTAATGTTACGTCTGGTATTACAATTGATTGAACGAAAAATGTAACGTGTGGTAGTCTTTCAATCACAAATTCGTATTTGTTATTTGAAAGAAAACTTTTGTTAATCGGAAATTGATTATATGTTGCCATATTTATTCCTTATTGTCGTCATGTATTTATAAGATAAAAAAAGGGGCCCAAAGGCCCCTTTCTAACTCCGATCTTTGTCGGTTCAGTTAATTACATTAAGTTAGTAATTGCAAATCTACGATAATAGATATTTTTATTGGCAAAAGAAATCA